GAATTGATCGGGAAGTATCCCAATGTGCGGATTTTTAGCGAACCCCAAGACATACAATACGGCAGTCTATTGGTCGCCCTGGTGCCGTGGATCAACTCAGGCAACTATGAAACGGCGATGGAATACCTGAGAACGACCAAAGCCCCGGTCATTCTAGGGCACCTGGAAATTACAGGCTTTGAAATGGACCAAGGGAACGTCTGCCTCGGCGGGATGAACAAAGCCACGTTCGAACGATTCGATATGGTCCTGACAGGACATTTTCACCATCGCTCAACGGATGGTGTCATTTCCTACCTGGGCAATCAATATGAAATCACCTGGGCGGATTATCAAGACCCTCGTGGGTTCCATATCCTCGACACGGAAACTCGTGAGTTGACCTTTATTCAGAATCCCTATCGTTTGTTCCATAAGATTCTCTATGACGATTCGATCCAGAACTTTGAATTCTGGAAACGCCACGACTTTCAAGCGTACACCAACACCTTCGTCAAGGTCGTGGTCACACGCAAACAAAATCCTTACCTATTCGACACAGTGATGGACTCTCTATATAAGTCAGTGCCTTTAGATGTCACTGTGGTAGAAGATTACACCGAGTCTGCCTTGGATGCGACTGTGGGGGTCGACCAAGCCGAGGATACCGTGACGATCATTCGTAAGTGTGTGGACGGTATGACCATGCCGGGTGGTGTGGACCCCGAAATTCTCAAAGGACGGTTACAAGAGTTGTACGTAGAAGCCGTCAATTCAGAAACGGCGATGCAATAATGTTATCCTTCAAAACACTTCGGTGGCGAAATCTATTGAGTACCGGGAATTATTGGACCGAAATTCAACTCAACCAATTCCAGAATACCCTGGTGGTTGGGGAAAATGGTTCAGGCAAATCGACGATGCTAGATGCCCTCTGTTTTTGCCTGTATGGAAAGCCTTTCAGGGATATCAACAAAGGGGCGTTGATGAACTCCATCAACACGAAGGACACGTCGGTTGAGGTTGAATTTGTCGCCGATCATCATGAATATAAGATTGTGCGTGGGATTAAGCCTGATGTGTTTGAAATCTACCGAGAAGGGACTCTCTTAGATCAAATGGCTTCAGGAGACTATCAAGACCACCTGGAGAAATTTATTCTCAAATTGAATTACAAGTCATTCACCCAAATTGTGATTCTGGGTTCTGCGAGTTTCACCCCCTTCATGCAACTCAAGGCGAGCGACCGTCGGGAAGTGATCGAAGACTTGTTGGATATCCAGATTTTCTCCCGTATGAACAAGTTAGTCAAAGCCAAGCAATCCACCTTGGTGCTTGAACGCAATGCCAACAAGCTACTGATTGACAGTGCAGCCGAGAAAATCACGATGCAGGAGCGGTATATCACCGAAGCGATGCAGGATGCCGATGTTCGAATCAAGGACCATGAACATGAGGTTGCACAGAACCAAACAGAAATCAATCGTCTTCTCAGAGAAATCGACAGTCATACGGCCTCAGGCACGGCAATCCACGAAAAGATTCTCGACAAAGCGAAGACTACAGTGGCACTCAAGAAAATCACCCAACTGGAAGCCCAGATTGAAAACGTCCTCAGTAAGCACAAGAAGACCTCAAAATTCTACGAAACAGAGGAGAAATGCCCAACTTGCGCTCAGGTGATCGACGCCCTCTTTAAGACTGAACAATTTGCGGTCTTGGGTGGGAAGATCGGGGAGTGTGAAACGGGGTTGGTGCAACTGGAACAGAAGTTTCTGGTTGCTCAGAAGCGCATGGCAGAAATCTCTGTGATTGAGCAGGAGATTGCAGATCATGAATTGTCCATTGCGAATCACCGCACGTCTGTCCGCCAATTGGAGAAATTCAACACCAAGCTAAAAGCAAAGATCGAGGACTTTCGAACGCAGCATCATTCGACAGGGCGCGAGCAAGACCGCTTGGGAGAACTGTTGACTCTTCAGGCAAAACTCGAAGAAGACAAAAAAGTATTGATTAGCGAATCGGCGTACCTCGATGCCGCAGGAATGTTGCTCAAGGACACGGGTATCAAGACGAAAATTATTCGGCAATATCTTCCGATCATCAATACACTCGTGAATAAATACCTTGCGAGCATGGATTTCTTTGTCAACTTCAATCTAGACGAAACCTTCAAAGAAACGATCAAGTCACGACACCGGGATGATTTTACCTATCATTCCTTCTCGGAAGGTGAGAAGCAGCGTATTGATATGGCATTAGTCCTTACATGGAGAGCGGTTGCCAAGCTAAAAAATTCTGCCGACACCAATCTGTTGATCTTGGACGAAATCTTCGATTCCAGCTTGGACAACACCGGGGCAGAAGAACTGATGAAGATACTACATAACTTAGAAGCGACCAACGTATTTGTGATTAGCCACCGAGGAGACATTTTACAGGACAAGTTTCAGAACGTCATCAAGTTTGCCAAGCAACAGAGTTTTTCACGCATCATCACATAAGAGGTATATTATGAATGTCACCGACCAGATTGCCACTCCGCTCTCTCTAACTCCTGCGGCGCCCAAAGAATTTGTGTATAGCACCACAACGCCGACCCCTATTGTCAAGACACCAATGGAATTGTTTCCATTGTATAATGGCAAAAACCCCATGCTCACGATCAAACACCCTGAGTTTGATCTGTCAGATTCCCCCGTCAACATCATCGACTTTGCCAATCAACTCCTGCATACCATGAATCATTATGGGGGAGCGGGATTGGCCGCGCCACAATGCGGATTCCCTTATCGTATATTCGTGATGGTAGGCGGGATTGTCTGTATCAATCCTGTGATTATTGAATCGTCCAAGGACACCTCATTCGGAAAGGAAGGCTGTTTGAGTTTCCCAGGACTCTATCTATCCACGACTCGTCCCACCACCGTGCGAATGAAGTACACCGACGAATTCGGCAAACAAATCGAAGCCACCTGGACTGGGGCCACCGCACGAGTCGCACAGCACGAACTCAACCATCTGGATGGAATTGTCTTTACCAGTCTGGTTGGCAACCTTACCCTTCAGATGGCAAAGAAGAAGCGGGATAAGATGTTCACAAAAATCAAGCGAGTTGTCGCCGCCAAGGAACAGCACTTGCGAATCACGGGCAAGGATAAGGACTACGCTAAAACACGGACAGAGACTTCGACACACATGACCTATCAAAATGCACCCACCACCGCGGTGCTATCAAACCGAGAGAACTAAATCATGGATGAAATGAAGTCCTGGCAACATGGGTTTACTATCGACTACCTCAAAGGTATCGAGGCGTTCTACGAACCGCATAATAAGTTTGCGCTGTCCCCTTTCGGGAAGATGAAAAAGAACGATGTTGCTGCCAAGCTTTATGATACCTCACTGAGGTTAGTGTATAACGACCGAGGCCGACTAGATGCTGCTTTCGTAATAGATCGTTCCAAAGTACCTTCAAAAATCACCATGCACGGTAAGACGATCATCGGGGAAAAACAACGAGGAGATGTCGCCTTCTCGCGCCTCGTGGGCGATCCACTCACCTTGCTCGATATCCTCGACCCTGATGGGGAATACGGCAGCAAGAATTGCTGGCTCACGACCTATGCAGGCAATAAAGAAGTTCGCCGAGTGGCCGAACGCTCAGGGTTTGAGTACATTGGATATAAGGTCACCAGTTACGCTGAAGTCCTGGCTGTGTATTTCCGCAACGACCCGATGAACTTTGGACCTCGCAAGCATCCAATCGTCAACCCTGCCGAATTGGTCGGTATGGCAAAGATTGGTGAATGGAATACTTCGAAAGTCCAACACATTCTTGATACCATAAAAGCCATGTGCCCGGTGTTTACCAATCACTATAGCAATTACAATCAAAAGGATGCCTGGTCTGCACTTGCGCTCCGTGGATACCTAAACGATCCCAGTTTTATCACCAAGCCTGCCGAGATGAACGACAAATGGCTTGAGGCACACAAGCATGAAAAATTTGAACTCCAAGATACCAAGGTCTACAAATATTTCGATGAAGTGCGGGAACTCCTATCTTTCCTCGATGGGGACGTGCACCGAGTCAGGTTCATGAGATTAGCCCCTAGCGGGGGCGAACTGCTACGACATACTGACCAGGTCGATCCTGATGCTGGCAACTCGCTAGGCGCCCTAGCTCGCTTGCACTTCCCTTTGAAAACAAACAAGAAAGTCATATTCAGCACATGGAATGGAGATGACGAGAGAGAAACCTATCATTATGGATTCGGAGAGTGTTGGTTGATCGACACCAAGAAACCTCATATGGCCGTCAATGGAGGCGACCATGAGCGCATTCATTTGGTGGTCGATACCATCGTTACCCCCAAACTCGAACGCATGATCGTTGAAGGGAAGTCCATTCAGTCAACAGGAGGGTTATCATGAAAGCAAACTACACACACTTAATTTTAGTGCTTGATGCGTCGGGGTCAATGGGACATCTTCAGGATGCGACTATTGAGGGGATCAATTCCTTGGTAGAGAAGCAAAAGGCAGAACCAGGAGAACTCAGCACGGCGCTCTACACCTTCAACCAAACCGTCAAAGAGGTACAGAAATTTGAAACACTCAATCGAGTGAACTATTCACCAAGCGGCTCCACCGCCTTGCTGGATGCTGTCTGTTTCGCCATTAAGAATGAAGGTAAAATTCTGGCCGGTTTGCGTGAAGAATGCCGCCCCGATAAAGTCGTGGTTGTGGTGGATACTGATGGTGAGGAGAATGCCTCTCGCGCCTTCGCACTAGAAGACCTTCAGAATCTTGTCAAAGTACAAGAGACCCAATACAACTGGCAGTTTGTGTTCCTGGGTGCCAATATCGATGCGTTTGCCACCAGCACGATCTACGGGTTTAAGTCGGATTCAACCATGCAATATGTTCCTACCTTCGATGGGGTCTTTGGAAAATTCGCTGCTGTGACCTCTTCATTGTCCAGTTACCGTTCAGGTGTCACGGCTTCGGTGGATTTGACAGAGAAATCATGACCACTGAAGCTGATATCGATAACGCATTAGACACTGTAACTCCGGTGCAGGAGTTTAACAGAATCTTCTGGAAGCGCGATGATCTCTTCAAACCATTTGGGGATTTTCACGTCAACGGCGGAAAAGTGCGCCAAGCGATCATGGTATTCAGGGCTATGATGGACGACCTCAAGGGCGGCAAGTACGCCAATGGGGTCGTCACGGCCGCCTCGGTGTATTCTCCCCAATCAGCCAATATAGCAAAGGTGGCTTTACACTACGGCGTCAAGTGTATCTCCTGTGTTGGGGGTACGACACCAGAGAAGTTACTGTCCCATCATATGATGCGGTTGACTACTGCATACGGCAGCGAAATTCGTATCGTGGCTGGACATGGCATGACCGCAGTGATTCATGCCCGAATGCACAAGATAGCAGAAGAACTGAATTATTTGCCTATCGAAATGGGCGAACTGATGGACCTCAATCCTCGTGCGATCTTTGAAACGACCGCCGAGCAAGTGATTAACATACCCGATGAACTTGACACTCTCATCATTCCTTCCGGTGTGGCTATCCAAACCACAGGCATCCTGCTAGGACTCAAGCGATACCACAAGAAGGTCAAGCGTATTGTGTGCGTGTGTGTCGGTCCTACCCGCGAAAAACAACTGAACCGCTATTTGCAGGATATCTACCAGACTTCACCTTCCGATTATCACCCAGTGGAAATGGTGGCGCACAAAGCCCCCTACGGCAAGCCCTATGACTATCAGGTGAATGGAGACTACCTAGACGATTTATACGAAGGCAAGGCCGTAGACTGGATGCTCAAAAATATCGATGTTGCCAAAGAGAAGACGCTATTCTGGTGTGTAGGGAAACGCCCTCGTGTGAGCGATGTAGACAAGATCATCGGTGAGAACCTATGATTCAACATGCAACCGAATTTGACAAACCACAAATCCTTTCCCTCTTCAAACAACACAAAGCCGTCTTCCCCTACCTTCGCGCAGACTACCTCACCCGAAAGATTGCCGCTGGCTCGGTAATTTGGGATAGTGAGGTGGTGATGATCTACAACCATTGCAAGGTCAATCGTTCTCTCAGCGGTATCAAAATTCATCGCGGTGATATCATGCTCTCAGAGATGGCAACCAAGACCCCAGGGTCCGGTAGAGCAGGAGTGGTGCTACAACAATTCTTCGAGGAACATCAAACCCCCATCTGGCTCACCGTGCGAGCCGACAACGGCCGGGCTTGTGCATTCTACGAGAATCACAACATGCACCGTGTGGGGGCAATCTCCTGGGTGAACGGTACTATACCGGGATACATTTATTGCCGCCCAACCCCTCTTGACATTCTCCCAAAAGTATGAGATAATACAGGATGCGAATTTTATTCTGCGGCGACCGAAATTGGACCAACTATAAGATTATCTGTGATGTCATGGCTGACCTCGATCCTGATGTGGTGATTGAGGGAGGAGCTAAGGGGGCCGATATCCTGGCGGCCGCGGCCGCCGATGACTTCGACATCTCTGTGCTAACTTTCCCTGCCGATTGGAAGAAGTATGGCAGGGCTGCTGGTCCAATCCGAAATACTCAAATGCTCAACGAGGGAATGCCGGAGCTTGTCGTCGCATTCCATGATGATATCCAGAACTCTAAGGGCACATTGAACATGGTGCAGCAATCCGAGAAGCGAAAAATTCCAGTGAAGGTCTATAACTCGAAAGGTGAACTATATTATGAAACAGTGGTTTTATGAACGTAACTGGGAACTTATGGAGTCCCCGGTCAACAAGACCTTTGAAGAAATTCTCTGGATGTCCAAGGACGAGTTTCGTCAGTGGGTCATTGATCTGCGTACAACAGTCGTGCAACTGTGGGACGAAAAGAATCAACCACCCCGAATGGGCTTTGATAAGGCAGAAATCATTGAACAGTTCCAGAAACTTGAAAGCCTGTGTGTCAACACGTTTGAAAAGGTGGATGAGCACACCGGGGAAAAGAATGTCTTCCGAAGCACCACCAACCTGGGCAACGCCGTCAATCAATTTTTCCCCACGATGATGAAAACGAAGATCAACTATTCCAAAGACCCTGCCTTGGGGAAGTCGATCTATGATTACTTTGCACGTCCTGAACTCCTCGATACCTTTGTCCTCTATGCAACACGACATTTCAAGCGTGACAGTTTCTATAACTACTCACGGTCCTTGCAAGCGTCTGACAATTCATTCTATGGCATCCTGCCTGTTGAAGCCACAGGAGTCGAATGGATCACAGCGTTTGAGGATGAGAACTATCGGAAGCGCACCAACTGGGATTATTGGTTGTCACCAACAACCCGCGATGAATCCTACACCGGGTACAACAAAGAACTCAAGACGGTCGACTATCTTAGATTAACTCGAAAAGAAATTGAATCGTTGATGGTCGATCAACTACCCTACATGGGTCCAAACCAATCACTCATTCCCGCAAACTGCATGACGAATGTGGATTGGGAGAAGACCGAGAACTATCAGATTCGCATTTTTGAAAAAGGTCAGAAACTTTTCCCACTCGGCTTGAAATGTTTCCGTGTCAGCTTTTGTCAATATGCCGTCAACTTTCCGCCTGTGGTTGCCAAGTACATCTATGAGAAGTACACCGAACCCTGGAAGCAGGAAAAAGATATCTACGTGTGGGACCCGTCTGCGGGCTGGGGCGGCCGGTTGCTCGGTGCCATGGCCGTTGAAGATTCTCGGCACCTCGTCTACCTCGGCAATGATCCAAACACTGACCATAATACAACACCAGGTCGCACCAAGTACCATGAGATTGCAGACTTTTATCACCAGCATGTCCAAAAGGGCGGTCTGTGGGATATTCCCCATAATGATTTTATCTTTTGGCAAAAAGGCTCAGAGGACATGCAGTTCGATCCTCAGTTTCAGACCTACAAAGGCAAACTCAGCCTGGTGTTCACCAGTCCTCCCTACTTTGCGAAGGAAGCGTACTCTGAGGACAAGGAACAATCCTATCTCAAGTTTGCTCAGTATGATAGCTGGCGCGATGGTTTTCTGTTTGAAACACTCAAGACGGCGATTGAATGGCTCAGACCCGGAGGCTACCTTGCCTGGAATATCGCGGATGCTGACTTCGGTGGAGTCCTGCTACCGTTGGAACAAGATTCCCGCAAGTACCTGGAAGCCGCAGGAATGCAATATGTCGAAACGGTCAAGATGGCGCTCGCACAAATGCCAGGAAGCCACCGAATCCACGAAGATACCGGATTGCCCAAGACCAAGAACTTTTGTATGGATAATGGCAACTATCTAAAGTATGAGCCTATTTTCATCTATAAGAAGCCCGAATAATACCTCCAAAACCGCCACAAACGGTCCAGGACGGTCGATCCGCCTCTTTCCTGATACCTCATACCTACCTCAAAAATATGATCCCGAAAGTTGTTTCGGGATCAAGCCTCTCTTCTCAATAAAATCAATGACTTACCATAGCCACATTAGAATCCTCTAATCTTGCCGCTTTGGGCTTGACATTTCCTGCCAATATGATAGACTTAGAGTATGAAAAATACTAATCAAGCAGTCAAAGTTGGGTCGTTCGTCGGTCATACCTCACAATATGGCATGGGAAACGTCACAGGTCGAGTGATTGCAGAAGCAGGTGCTCGCTATGGACGCCGGTACGTCTGGGTCAATTATACTACGAAAGGGAAAACCTTCAATTCTGCCTTTTGGGATGCGGTCTTGCTTCTTTCGGATCGTTATAGCGTAGTCCTCCCTCCGACCACAGAAAACACTTCACACAATCTTTGGAGCTAGAATGTATACAGTTGAATCAAAAAGCATGTTGGCACGGTTGATGGCAAGTGAGAATATCACGGTCGAACATCGTAGCACCGCTAAAACTGCCAAATTCGATCTCAAGAATCGTCGCTTGATTTGTCCTCTCTGGAAGGATATGAGCGGGGACTTGTACGATCTCCTGATGGGTCATGAAATTTCTCACGCACTCAACACCCCGCTTGAGGGATGGCACAATTCCGTTGTCTCTGCTGGTGGGGAAACCAAAGCAGCCAAAAAATCACAAAAGTCGTTCAAACATTTTCTCAACGTCATTGAGGATGCACGAATTGAAAAACTCGTGAAGCGTCAATATCCTGGGCTTCGCGGTCCTATGTCGCGTGGCTACAAAGACCTCATGGCGCGGGATTTCTTCGGATTGGCTGGTCGTTCTAATTTCAATACATTGTATTTGATCGACAAGTTGAATCTCTCTGCCAAAGTGGGTACACTCCTCAATATCAGGTTCTCTGCCAAAGAGCAACCATTCGTAGATGCAATGCAGGCTCTTGAAACCTGGGATGAAGTAGTAAAGTTGACCAAGAAAATCTACGAATACAGCAAGGCAGAACAAAAAGAGGGGCAAGAGGAAAAGAAAAAGAAGGCGCAAGAGGAACAAAAGAAGAAGGAAGAGTTACGAGTGAACGCCGAAGAAGGCGAAGACGACGAAGAAGACGACGAAGAAGAC